CAAGGGATTAGTTTGTTTATATTTCTTGGTTTTATAAACTTATAACTTACATTTTCTTTCCAAAAATCATTGATCTCCTCATTTGTTATGTTCATTTTTTCTCTTAAATTTTTTGTAGATTTACCCAGTATTTCATACATAAATCTTGGTGTGTCTAAAGAGTATTTATAATCTATGTCTTCATTTAAACTGATTTCTTTTTTTTGTTTTTCTAATGCTTTTTTATAAAGAAAAATAATTTTATTTTTTGTTGTCTCATTTCCATAAGTAAATAATCTATAATTATTACCATTACCACGACAATAGAGAGAAAGTATTGGGTTTGTATCTGGTAGACCAAATAATTCTATTGGTTCATTAAATAATTGCTTTAAAGACCTATTGAAATTATTTGTCATACCTGGTAACATTGAATAAGCATCTGCAACACAATAGATATGTAATTTTTGGAAAAAATACAGGTAACTCAAATTACAACCAACCCTCATACACTCACCAACTCTAGACATCGCAGCATCCATATCTATTTTATAACCTGTGCATGGTAAACTTAAATTTACTTCCTTTGATTTTTTAATTTGAGGGTAAATCATAACACCATTAAAAGATATTTGTGAGACGAACTCCATTAAATATGGTTGACAACTTGTTTTTCTATCACTATCATTATAACCATGCATTTTCATAATTATTTTTTGTAATACTCTAAATTCTTCAAATTCAACTTGAGTTTCATAAAGACATAACAAAACATAATCATCTGAATGCTCTAAATGCTCTAACAATAAATTGGAATTTGGTCTTATTTTTTTCCATAAATAATAAGTGTAATTAATACAACAAACAGCTTTATAAGAGGATGCATAATTAAACATTCCTTGTAGAAAATTTTGACTACTATGCATTTTTGCGTCCGTTATTGCTATTTTTTCTCTAAGAAAATCTGTTTTTTTATCTTTAATAGGTATAACTTTATTATAAATATCCATTGGTATTTGAATGGACTTATTTCCCCATGAATTAAATGTTGCTATTAAGAATTGATACATTTTTGGAGTTATTTTATCTTCCAATGATAAACACATGGATAAAAAAGAAGACATTGTTTCAGCAGCAGACCATTTTGTACAATCACCATTTACATAAATCATTTTATGTTTTTCTGTTATAGGGTTATAAAAAACTTTATCTAGCATTTGTTGCATTCTAATTATTTTTTTATCACCTGGTACGGAAATTGCTTCATTAGGTGAATTTTTACATAATTCTTTGAAAAAGTTTTCACATACTCTTGCTGTAGCTTTGGCACCCATATTGACAACATAAAATTCTCTTTTTGAACCATATTGGGCTTTAATACATATATCCGCAATTACAATACCATTTTCTTTACAAATATGATGATTTGCCAATTTAATTGTTGTATTTATATTATGATCTTTAATTATAATATCTAAGGTAGTTTCCATCACTTTCTGTCTTGGTTTATATTTATTATAAAATCTTTGATTTGTGGTTAAAATATAAAATTTTAACTTGTCCATTGAAATTTGATC